CCAGGAGACCACCATGCCGGATCCGGCAGACGCCGCCACGACCACGTCCACTGCTCCCCAGGAGACCAACCCCACCATGGCCACCGCACCAGCGGCCCCTGCAGCCCCCGCCGTGATGCCGCCCCCGGCGCCCGACCTCGACGCCATCCGCGCCGAGGCCGATCGCGCTGCCACCGAGCGCATCGCCAGCTACGACCCGGTGCTCGCCGCCGCCCGCGGCCTGCTGCCCGACGACCAGATCGACGCCCAGCGCCAGGCCGCCGTCCGCGAGCGAGTCTCCGCCGATGTGCTGCGCGGCCGCCTGTGGGACGCCTTCTCGCAGCGCGGCCGTGCCGCGGCACCGACGCTGCCGGCCAATCCGGCGGCCGGTCCGGCGTCGCAGGACCCTGAGGTGATGCGCGATGCCATGGCCGAGGCGCTGGCCGTACGTGCCATGCCCGGCTACCAGGCGCCGGCATCCGGCCGGCATGCCGAGTTCCTCGGCTGGCGTCCCTCGGAGATGGTGGCCGAACTGATGCGCGCCCGCGGCGAGCGCAACATCCCGCGCGATACCGCCAAGCTGGCCGAACGTGCCTTCCAGACCACCAGCGACTTCCCGCTGCTGCTCTCGGCGGCGGCGAACAAGATGCTGCTGGCCGCCTATGCGCCCGCCAACCCCACCTACCGCCAGATCTTCCTGCGGCGCGACTTCCGCGACTTCAAGCCGCACCGCCACCTGCGCGTCGGCGACTTCCCCAACCTGGTGCCGCTCTCCGAGAGCGGTGAGATCCAGGCCGGCACCATGTCCGAGAGCCAGGAACTGGTGGCGCTCACCACCTTTGCCCGGCGCATCCGCGTCACCCGGCCGATGCTGGTCAACGACGACCTCGGTGCCTTCACCGACTTCGCCGCCATGATTGGCCGACGCGTCGCCGACTTCGAGAATGTCACCGCCTACGGCCTGCTCAACGGCGCCAATGGCGATGGACCGACCCTGACAACCGGCGCCACCGCCGTGTTCGCCACCGGTGCTGCTCGCGCCAACAAGGCCGCCTCCGGCACCGCGCTGGACCTGACCAACCTGGCCGCCGGCCGGGCGGCGGTGATGAAGCAGAAGACACTGGACGGCCTGCCGATCTCGGTTGGCTCCAGCATGCAGCTGGTGGTGGGGCCAAACCAGGAACTGGCGGCGCGTCAGCTGACCGTGTCGGTGCAGGCGGCGCAGACCAGCAACGCCAACATTTACGCCGGATTCATCCAGCCGCTGGTCGAGCCGTTGATCCCGGCCAACCGCTGGTATCTGTTCTCCGATGCGGTGTCGGCCCCGGTCTACGTCTACGGCTACCTCAACGGCGCCGAGGGGCCGCAGGTCACCACAGGCCCGGTTTCGGGTGTCGACGGCGTCGAGGTGTCGGTGATCTTCGACTTCGGCGTGGGGGCCATCGACTGGCGTGGCGCCTGGTTCAACCCCGGCACCTGAGCCTGCGCCGGCCAGGTCCGGCTGATCCTCCTCTCCATCCTCATCGTCTCGCGGACGGGCGGCCTTCGGGTCGCCCGTCGCGTTTCTGGAGCTCCACAGCATGAAGACCTTCGTTCAGCCGGGCCTCTCGGTCCTTCTGCCCATGCCCTATGACCGCACCTCCGGCCAGGGTGTGCTGGTCGGTGCCCTGTTCGGTGTCGTTGCCGTCGATGCGCTCTCCGGTGCCTCCGCCGAGGTGGCGGTGAACGGCGTGTTCGACATCACCAAGGAAGCGCCGCTGGTGATCGCCGTTGGTGCCCGGGTCTTCTGGGACAACACCAACAGGCGGGTCACCACCACGGCGACTGCCAACACCGCCATCGGACATGCCGTCGCGGCCGCGGCCTCCGCCGACACCACGGTGCGGGTGCGCCTATCCGGCTCCACCCCGGCGGGCACCTGACGCCGCCCTCTCCCTCAGGAGACACATCATGGCCTATCTGATCGCCCGCTTCCGCGAGGCCAGCACTTATGGTGCGCTCACGGGCATTCTCACTGCCCTCGGCCTGCACCTCGATCCCGGCCTCACGCAGAACATCACCCTGGTCGGCACCGGCATCGCAGGCCTACTCGGCATCCTGATCCGCGACCGGGGGGCCAGCGCATGATGACGTCGCGGGACAAGGCACGCCTCGCGGGCGTGCATCCCGATCTGGTGGCGGTGGTCGAGGCAGCCCGCCAGCAGGTTCCGTTCATCGTGGTGGAGGGCGTGCGCACCCGTGAGCGCCAGGCCCAGCTGATAAAGTCCGGTGCCAGCCGCACCATGGATAGCCGGCACCTGACCGGCCACGCCGTCGACCTCGCGCCGACAGTGGACGGCGAGGTCCGTTGGGATTGGCCCCTGTTCTACCCGATGGCCAAGGCGATGAAGGATGCTGCCCAAGCCCGCGGAGTTGCCCTGGTCTGGGGTGGTGACTGGCCGCGCTTCCGCGATGGCCCGCACTTCGAGCTCAACCGCGACGCCTATCCGGCGGGGACCGGCTGATGTCGGCCTTCGCCGCAGCACTGGCCGCCGTGCATGCCGACACGAACATCGGCACCCCAGCTGATTTCCGCCGGCCGCCCGGTTCCTGGGCTCCGGCCCGTGTCGTGCTGTCTCAACCGGCCGACGCCATGGGCGGGCTGGGCGGCCTGGGCACCCGGGCAGGCAGCCTGGCCGCCACCATCGTCGCCGGCGATATCACGCCACTGGAGCCGCAGCGCGGCGACGAGGTGCTGCTCAATGGCACCGTGCACCGCGTTGACGATGCCGAGCGTGATCCGCTCGGCCTGTCCTGGCGCCTCATCCTGGCGGAGGCCTGACCATGCCGACACCGATCCGCGAGGCGGCACTGGCCGCGATCGCCGGCCGCCTCACCTCCGAACTGCCTGGCGTCGTGCTGGAACGTGCGCGCCGTGCCCCAGTGGACACCGACAAGGAGCCTTTGCCCCGCCTGGTGCTGACCGGCACCGACTGGGAAGCGGACGAAACGGCGGAGCCCGGTAGCACCCACTACACGATGGGCTTCGTGGTCGCCGGCTATGTCCGGGACACCACTGACCTGGGTGTCGAGCAGGGGCTTTCGGATCTGCACGCCCTGGTGGTGGCTGCCCTCGCCGGTTGGACGCCCACCGTCGACGGGCTCGGCGAGGCCACCGAACAGGGCGCCGAGTTCCGGCTCTACGACACCGACGAGAGCGCCAAGCCGGCCGGTGAACTCCTGGCCCGCTTCTCGATGCTGGCTATCGCGCCGCTGGGTGCGCCCTACCTGCCCTGACCTGCGGCTCCCCGCACAATCTGAAAGGCCCCGCCCATGAGTACGAACCTCGTGCGCATGAAGTTCGCCGCCGTCGCGGCCAAGATCGAGACGGTGCCCGGCACCGACGCCATCGGCGGCACGCCCGCGGCCGCGGACTGGATCGCCTCGGAGATGGAGGTCCAGTTCGACCCCACCATCATTGAGCTGCCCGAGCTGACTGGCTCGCTCGACAAGGCATCGTCCGTCGTTGGCGGCCTCAAGCCGCGGCTGCGCCTGCGCATGCCGCTGCGCGGCTCCGGCACCGCTGGCACGGCGCCGGATTTCGGCAAGCTCATGCGCTGCAGCACCTTCGCCGAACTGGTCACCGCTGCCGCCATCGGCGCCCCGACCGCCGCCACCGCCGGCACCACCACCACGGTCACTGCCGCCACGCCATTCGGCACCACCGCCCAGCAATATCGCGGCATGCCGCTCATCGTCACCGGCATTGCCGCCGGCACCACCGGGATCGTCGACTACACCGCGGCGCGGGTGATCACCACCGGCGATACCGCGGGCACGGCCTACACCACGGGCAGCTTGCTGCAGATCCCGGTGAACGTGCTCTACAGCCCGACCTCAGACGAGAGCGTCTACAAGACCGCGACGATCTATTTCTATGCCGACGGCCTGCTGTGGACCTTCACCGGGGCGTTGGGCACACCCACCCTGGAGCTCACCACCGGCGGCATCGGCTTCGTCAGCTTCGAGATGCGCGCCCAGTTCGCCAGCAAATCCGCCACTGCCGTGCCGGCAGGTGCCGCCGCGGTGCTGCGGCCGACGCCCCCGCGCTTTGTCGGCGGCAAGTGCCAGCTCAACAAGGCGCTGGCCCAGGTCCGCACGCTGACCATCAACGCGGGCGTCAACGTCATCCTGCCGGACGACCCGGAGAGTGCCGAGGGCTATGGCGCGGCGCTGCCAATCGAGCGCGACGTGGCGGGGAACCTCGATCCCTACATGAACACCACCAACTCGGTGGCGCTGTTCAACGCCTTCCGGGCCGGCACGCCGATGTCGCTGATGGCGATCATCGGCAGCACCGCCGGCAACCGCTTCGTGGCCATCGTGCCGAACGCCAAGGCGATCGGCATGGACCCCGGAGCGCGGGACGGCCTCGGCCAGCACGGCGTCAGCTTCCAGGCCGATGGCGCCGACAGCGCCTTCTACCTCGCCCAGTTCTGAACCTTCCCACCAGGAGCCTCATCATGGATGGCATGACCGCCCCGCCGGTGTTCTCGGCGCACGACCTCGTGGCCTTCACCCCGCCTGGCAGCCCCCGGACCTACCGGCTGGCACCGTTGACCTATCGCGAGCGCATTGCCTTCCGCACGGCACTCGCGCGCGAGGCCGGCATGCGCCCGTCGCCGCAGGACGTCAGCAACGGCCTGCGCACCGCGCTGCGCGAGATCGCGCCCGCCAACCTCGACCAAGCCTTGGCCGTGGTCGACGAAGCCGATGCCGCGCGCGAGGCGGTGGATGCCGCACCGGACGACGCGGCGCTCAAGACCAATCTGGCGGAGGCGCAGGCGCGACTGGCCGTGATCATCACCGCCTGCATGGACGTGCCCGTCTATGCGGAACTGCGCGTGGCCGGCGAGCGCTGGACCGGGATGGCGCCGTGGGTCGCGTGCCGCCATGCCCTGCGCGGCTGGGAAGGTCCGGGTCTGCCGCCGTTCCAGCGCGACAAGGGCCTGGTGCCGGAGGTGCTGCTCGACGTCATGCCGGCGAGCGAGATCGCGGCGGTGGGCTGGCGGGCGTTCCTGCTGGTGTCGCTGGACCGGAGTGCGGAGGGAAACTCCGTGGGGCCCTTGCCGTCGCCCGGGATCCCGGCGCCTTCGACGGCGGGCTGAGGCCGGAAGACGGCTCCGACTGGCTGGTCGCCGGCCAGCCGTGGGAGGGCGACAACCCAAGGCTGACGATCGCCCCTGCCTGGCATGACGTGGTTCGGCTCTGGGCCGCGTGCCGGGATCCGGACGGCGGCATTGCCCACTGGCCGGATCCGGGTGGGGTTGGCGACCAGGCCGCCTGGATTGTCGACGTCTTCGCGATGCTCGGGACCATCTACGCCACGATGATCGAGAGCGAGGCGCGGCTTCGCGGTCAGTCGGTCAGCGCGTGAGCGCGCCGTAGGTTTCGGGGCGACGATGCTCATCGAACTTCCACGTCGCCTTCACCTCGCGGGCGACGTCCAGATCGATGTCCGTCACAATCAGCGCGTCGCGATCGTCCGGCCCCTGCGCCAGTATCTTGCCCCGCGGATCGACCACGTAGCTCGACCCATAGAATTCCCCGATCGCCCACGGCTCCTCGACGCCGACGCGGTTGATCGCTCCAACGAAGAACCCGTTCGCCACCGCCGCAGCCGGCTGCTCCAAGGTCCAGAGGTGCTGGCTCAGACCCTTCCAGGTGGCAGACGGGTTTACGACATACTCGGCCCCCGCCAGACCCAGCGCACGCCACCCCTCCGGGAAGTGGCGGTCGTAGCAGATGTAGACCCCGAGCTTGAGATAGCGGGTCTGGAACACCGGGAACCCCGTGGTGCCGGGCTCGAACCAAAAGCGCTCGGTGCCACGGTCCTCGTTGCCAATCATCGTGTGCAGATGCGCGCCGATGGTTGGGATGTGGGTCTTCTCATAGGTTCCCAGGACCGAGCCGTCGGCGTCGATCACCACGGCGGTGTTGGTCTTTCGGCCATCGTCGTGGCGCCGGTAGAGGGGCACTACGATCACCATGCTGTGCTGGCGAGCAAGCTGGCACATCAACTGGGTGGTCGGTCCCTCGGGCACCCGCTCCGCCGCCTCCAGCCAGCGCGGTTCCGCCACCGGGCAGAAGTAGGGGGCGTTGAACACCTCCTGGAAGCAGATCACCTGCACGCCCTGGGCCGCCGCCTGCCTCACCTGCTCGGCATGGGCGGCATTCATCGCGTCGCGGATCTCTGCGACCGGCGCCGAGGTCGGTGCCTTCAGCGCCATCTGGACCAAGCCAACCCGAACCACAGCCATCGTGCCGTCCCCCATCTCTGCGTCATCGCCCAGCGCTGATCCTCCGCCACGGCGACCAGCCGGACAGCAGCGTAGCCACGCGGGCACGGTGTGGACCAGGGCCAGCATGCGCGCCGACACAGGAATCCCCCCATGTTCGTCCGCGCAGCCGTGTTCGGCCGGCTCAAGCCGGCGATGCAGGCCGAGGTGCGCGCGGTCGCCGGTGCCCTACGCCGCGCCGTCGTCACTACTGGCGGCGAGGTGCAGTCCGAACTCCGTGCCCAGGCACGATCCGCGGGGTTCAAGGACGGCGGCCGTAGCATCGCCAATGCCTGGCGCCTGAACCTGTATCCGGCAGGCGGTGTCGCGCCCACAACCTTCAAACCGGCTGCACTGGTCTGGTCGCGGATGCCAAAGGTGGTCGATGTCTTCGAT